GAATAAAGTTCTGATTGTTCTATATCTACAAAATCTTCTTTATACTCTCCTATAAAACGTAACATACAATAAACTGTTGCTACTTCAACAGCATAGTTATTTAGAAAAGCTGTAATACCTGAACCTGATGCATGTCCTTTATTAGTGATATAAACATGATCGCCAGCTACATGCATTCTCTTAACGTATGAGATACCCATACTTTTAAAGAGTTTCTTAATTTGATCTTCAGTTAATTTTGGGTCAGTTGTTATATTTCCCATAGTCTTATGTAAAGCTGCAATCATTTTCTCAATGTGTGATTTGTCAAATCTTTTAAAATCTGTGGCTCTTCTTTTACCTTCAATTTCATTCATATGGTCATTGAGACGATGGAATTCTATCTGTGGATTTATACCTATTTGGGAAAATCCTTGGTTACGTTCACGAACCATCACTGCTTGATAATAACCAAAAATCTTCTTTTGAATAAGATTATAATCTACATCCATAGCATTAAAAAGCCTAATATCTCCTTCTTTTACCTTATGTAAGGGAAGAAGTTCTACTTTCTTACAATCCATAGCTACAGCTACAACTGGAATACCAAGAATTCCTTTTTCCCAACGATATTTCATCATATCTTCACAAAATTTACCAGGTGGACTCTCTCTTCTAATATCAAAAATAGGTACTTTACAACTAGAAGATCTATTCACTATAATTTGTTCTTTATTATTTATACCAAATTTATGCTTATAAGAAAACCCTGGTGAAGTATCTCTAACCATAGGTTTGGAAAAATCATATAGTCCATCTATGTGGTTTAAAGCCTGTTTAGTTGAAATAAATTTATTCATACCGTATCTTTTAATCCATGCTTCTTCTACTATTTTAACAGCTCTTTTAAAAATGCTGTTTTTAGGTTCTTTACCTATTAAACCACCAAATTTAATTGCTTGTTTCATCAGAATATCAGGTTGACCATCTATTCTTTTTGGCATAGTGCTCTTGGCATATTTAGTACAAGTATCTATATTAACGGGAGCAAAATCCACATCTGTTTGAAGTGTTAGATTTTGTCCCATGTCTGGTAACTTAATACTCTTATCTTTCATATAAAAACTGTATGGTCGATTTAAAGAACCTATAATTTCAAGTTCTTCTAATTCGATTTTAGGTTCTTTCAACTATGTTAAAATTTGTGTTGATACTGGAGTATGTTATAACCCTTCCAACATGTTTGGTGTATCATAATTTGGAAAAAGCTCACCCATAACCTTATTTGTTATGGCCGCAAAACGCCCCTCTTTATAAGTAGCATTAAAAGCTATATGTATACCACACAATTTAGGTATCGATTGATCATTCTTAGCAACTAACGGAAGACCACAATCACCAATATTAAATACTAATGTATTATCTGATGTAGTGATTGATTGAAAATTCACTATATCTGAAGTTGGTGACCA